TTAAATACGAATCAAGAACAGAACCATTTCAAGGTGCATCAAGTGCAACACATCCAGTATTAGCAGAAGCAGTTACACAATTTCAAGCACAAGCTTATAAAGAATTATTACCACCTGAAGGACCAGTTAGAACACAAGTTGTAGGTGCTATAACTCCAGAGATTCAAGATCAAGCAGATAGAGTTTCTGAATTTATGAATTATCAAATTATGGATATCATGAAAGAATATGAACCAGAGTTTGATCAGATGTTATTTTATTTACCTTTATCAGGATCTACATTCAAAAAAATTTACTATGATGAAATTCTTGGAAGAGCTGTATCTAAATTTATTCAAGCTCAAGACATTGTTGTTCCATACACAGCAAGTTCACTTGAAGATGCAGAAGCAATTATTCATATAATTAAAATTTCAGAAAACGAATTAAGAAAACAACAAGTAGCAGGTTTTTATAGAGACATAGAATTAAAAGCATCAGATGAATTAACACAAGACGATGATGTGAGATCTAAAGAGAGACAATTAGAAGGTGTGACTATGAGTGGTCAGACTGAAGATGTTTTCACATTATTAGAATGTCATGTTAATTTAGATTTAGAAGGTTTCGAAGACAAAGATGCTTCTGGTGAGCCCACAGGAATTAAACTTCCATATATTGTAACTATTGAAGAAGGATCTAGAGAAGTTTTATCTATTAGACGTAATTATTCTGAAACTGATCCTAAAAAACAAAAAGTACAATACTTTGTACACTTTAAATTTTTACCAGGATTTGGTTTCTATGGTAATGGTTTAATTCAAATGATTGGTGGATTGTCACGTACTGCAACTCAAGCATTAAGACAATTATTAGATGCAGGAACATTATCTAATTTACCAGCAGGATTTAAACAAAGAGGAATTAGAATTAGAGATGATGCTCAATCTATTCAACCGGGTGAATGGAGAGACGTAGATGCACCTGGAGGAAATTTAAAAGATGCATTTATGACTTTACCATACAAAGAACCTTCGCAAACTTTATTAGCTTTAATGGGGGTCGTGGTTCAAGCAGGTCAACGCTTTGCTTCGATAGCGGACATGCAAGTAGGGGATGGGAATCAGCAAGCAGCAGTGGGCACGACCGTGGCTTTGCTGGAAAGAGGAAGCAGAACAATGTCTGCAATTCACAAAAGAATATATGCCTCAATGAAAGAAGAATTTAAATTATTAGCAAACGTATTTAAATTATATTTACCTCCAGAATATCCATATGATGTTGTTGGTGGACAAAGAACAATTAAACAAGCAGATTTTGATGATAAAGTAGATATCATTCCAGTTGCTGATCCAAATATATTTTCACAAACACAAAGAATATCTATTGCACAAACAGAACTACAACTTGCAATGGCTAATCCTGGAATCCATAACATGTATGAAGTTTATAGAACTATGTATTCAGCATTAGGTATTAGAGATATCGATAGAATTTTAATAAAACCAGATCAACCCACACCAAAGGACCCTGCGCTAGAACACATTGATGCTCTCGCAGGGAAACCATTCCAAGCTTTCCCAGGACAAGATCATAGAGCACATATAACTGCACATTTAAATTTTATGGCAACTAATATGGCAAGAAATGCTCCTGTGATTATGGCTTCTCTAGAGAAAAATTGTTTTGAACACATTTCTTTAATGTCACAAGAACAGGTTGAAATAGAATTTAGAAATGAAATTCAACAATTACAACAGATGCAACAAAATCCACAAGCAATGCAAAACCCACAAATGCAAATTCAAGTAAGAATGCTTACGGAAAAAGTTGAATCAAGAAAAGCAGTCTTAATTGCTGAGATGATGGAAGAGTTTTTGAATGAAGAAAAGAAAATTACATCACAATTTGATAATGATCCGATTGCTAAACTTAAATCTAGAGAATTAGATCTTCAGGCTCAAGAAAATGATAGAAAAAGACAAGAGAGCAATGAAAGAATCAATCTTGATAAGATGAAAGCTATGATGAATCAGTCTACAGACAGTCAAAAACTACAACAAAATGAAGATTTAGCTAAATTAAGAGCAAATACTTCACTAGAAAAGACCGTTTTATCTGCTCAACTTAAAAATAGATTTCCAAATAGATAAAAAAGAGGTATAAAAGGCTATGAAAAAACAAAATGAAAAATTAGCAAACGCAAAAAGAACTTTTACTAAAGATTCTAAAGTTAAAGTGGATACTAATCATTCAAAGTACACTAACGCAGAAGGATATCTAGTTGGTGGAGTAGACATTGAAATGTCTAAGCCGAATGAAACTCAAATTCAAGAAGTTCAAGGTCAAGGAAGTATTCTTTCAGAGAAAAAAAGATCAGCGAAGTGGTATTAAGTCATGATTCAAATGTTAGGAGCTGTAGCACCTCTCGCAAAAATCTTATTTAACACAATTGAAAAGTCAGTTCCTGATAAAGATCTTCAAGAAAAATTAAAAGCACAATTACAAACACAATTACTACAATCTAATACAGCAGAATTACAAGCAGCAGCAAAAATAGTGGAAGCTGAAGCAAAAGCTGGTTGGTTTTCAGCAAGTTGGAGACCATTATTGATGTATGTATTAATATTTATCTTAGTCTGGAATTATGTATTAGGACCTGTTATATTATTTTTTTTTAAAGCTTCTATAACTATACAACTTCCAGGAGACGTATGGACCCTTTTACAAATTGGTCTGGGAGGTTACGTTGTGGGACGAAGTGCAGAATCGGTGGCACGCACTATGGCAAATAAACCGGCAAACAAAGAACAAGAAAACGGATAGGATAAAAAATGAGAAACGATTATAAAATAAGACCAAGACCAGATTTTAAAGTTGGTGGAGCTGCTGTTAAAGGTAAGAAAGCTGCTTTTAAAAAAGGTGGATCTGTTAAAAAAGCTGATATGTTAACTGCTAAAATGTCTAAAGATAAAAAAGGCAAAATGATGAAGGGAAAAAGATAATGGGTGATATATCTTTAAGAGGAAGAGGAATTGTTAGAGTTGGTTTAGCAAAAGGCGGAAAAGCATTTCCTGATTTAACAGGTGATGGTAAAGTTACTAGAGCTGACGTTTTAAAAGGTAGAGGTGTTTTTAAAAAAGGTGGTGAGGCCAAAAAAGGTATTCTTATTATTATAGGAAACAAAGATAAAAAACCTAAAGAAATGAAAAAAGGTGGTCAAGCTAAAGTTGGTAAAGTTATGAAAGAGTTTGGAAAAGGAAAATTACATTCAGGTAAAAAAGGACCAGTTGTAAAATCTAGAAAACAAGCAATTGCAATTGCACTTTCAGAAGCTGGTATGTCTAAGAAGAAAAAGTAATGGCTAAACTTTGCCCAAGAGGAAAAGCAGCAGCTAAAAGAAAATTTAAAGTGTACCCGAGCGCGTACGCAAACATGTACGCGAGTGCTGTTTGTTCTGGTAAAGTAACTCCAGGTGGTAAAAATAAATCACAAAAAAGAAAAGAAAGATCCAACTATGAACAAGGTGGAATCGCCAAAGGTTGTGGTGATGTAATGGAAAACAGAAGAAAAGTTACCAAAAAATATTAATATGAGTTTAAGAAAATGGGTTTCTGAAAAATGGGTAGATATTGGATCTAAAAGAAAAGATGGATCTTATGCTCCTTGTGGAAGATCAAAAGGAGAAAAAAGAAAAGGCTATCCAAAATGTGTACCACTTGCAAAAGCTAGGTCAATGTCAGAAGGTCAAAGACGTTCTGCAGTCACAAGAAAAAGAGCTGCAGGAAATACAGGACCTAAACCTAAAAATGTTGCAACATTTACCAAAAGAAAAAGAGCTGCAGATGGTGGTTATATTGGGCCAGCAATAAATTCTGTTTATGATGGTGTAACACTAAATAATCCATCTTATTCAAAATATTATAAAGGAATGATATAATGGGTGATATTGCATTAAGAGGACAAGGTAGAGCAATGATGGCATCTGGTGGTAAAACTCCAGCATGGCAACGTAAAGAAGGTAAGAATCCAGAAGGTGGTTTAAATAGAAAAGGTATTGCATCTTATAGAGCTGCTAATCCTGGATCTAAATTATCAATGGCAGTAACAACTAAACCCAGTAAGTTGAAAAAGGGTTCAAAAGCTGCTAATAGAAGAAAGTCTTTTTGTGCTAGAATGTCTGGCATGAAGAAAAGATTGACCTCTGCAAAAACTGCACGAGATC